ATTTAGTAAAAATAACGGTTGGGTAGAATTAAACACTTGGATTAAAGCTGCGCTTTTATTTAAGAACTCTATTATTAGATGGAGATGGGAAGAATTATCAGATACTAAAGTTGAAGAATACGAAAATATTAGCATTGCTGAAATTGACGCATTGTTGTCGGAAGGCGATTCTGAGATAATAGAGATGAGAGTTGGTGAAGGTGTAAACCCTGAAACTGGACAAGAGACATACGAATACGTTTCTATAAGAAAAGAAGTTGATAAATCTAAAATAGCTCTTGAAAACATACCACCTGAATCTTTTATGATTAATAGAGGTGCTACAAGCATAGCTAACGCATCGTTTGTTGGAGTACAAACAGAGATGACTTTATCAGAACTTAGAGAGATGGGTTTTGATGTTGATGATGATATAGCAGAAGGTACAGAGGCTAGTAATTTTAGCTTTGATTACGAATCTTCTGTAAGACAGTCTATAAACGAAGTAGAGCAAAACTTTCATGAAGATTTTATGGGTATTGCTAATAGAGAAGTTATTGTTACAGAGTCTTGGATTAAAATTGATAGAGATGGAGATGGTGTAGCAGAGTTAAAAAGATTTATAACAGTTGGCGATGAAGTTCTATTAGAAGAGTATGCAGATAGCATACCTTTGGCTGCTTTAAACCCAATAGAAATTCCATACGCTTTTCATGGTATGTCAATAGCAGATGCTACTAAAAGTGCAACTGAAATTAAGACAACCATAACTAGAGGTATGATCGAGAATGTATATTTGTCTAATTATGGCAGAGTACTAGCCGATCCAAATACGGTAGACTTTAGAGCACTACAAAGTCCTGAACCACATCAGATTATCCCAACTAATGGGTCTCCGATGTCTTCTGTGCATACTTTGGTGCCAGCTCAATTAGCACCGTCTACCTTTTCTTTACTAGAGTTCATGAACACCGAGAAAGAAATGGCTACTGGAATGACCAGAGCAGCCCAAGGTGTAAATGAAAAATTGTTTGACTCAGGAAACTCTGCAGGCAAGATTGCAATGGTGGAGCAGGCTGCTCAGAAGCGAATAGCTTATGTCGCACGCAGATTTGCTGAAACTGGATTTAAAGATCTATGTAAAGGTGTGTATAACCTTATACTAGAGAATTCAGAATCAATCCTGAAAGATTACAGTTATTATAATATAACTCCTGAGTCTCTTATGCCGTTAGAAAGCTTAACAGTCGATATAGATGTTGGTGCTAACAGCTCCGCTAATACCCAAGAGAATATGATGATGATGGCGCAACAGGTTATGCCTATGCTATATCAATCGCCAGAATCTAAAGGTATTATAAACCCTAAGGCCCCTTTTACTATAGCAAGACAATTGCTAGAGTCTATGGGTATAGACAATTGGGTAGATTTTCTTATAGATCCAGACACTGAGCAAGGTAAACAACAAGCTCAAGCTGTAATGAAAGAAGCTCAAAAAGGACAAGAGGCTCAGGCCCAAGTACAACAAGTAGAGCAACAAAAGATAATGCTTCAACTTCAAAAACAAATGGCTGATATTGAGAAGAAACAATCTGACATGGAACTGGACAGAGAGAAGTTTGAATATCAAAAGACTAAAGATGCTGCTGAATTGCAGTTAGAGTTAGCCCTTGGTGAGCCTACTAAAATTGGATAAATATAACAGGAGTATTATATGAGTGTTGCAGAAGGTTTATATGCAAATATTCGCAAAAAACAAAACCGCATTAAAAATGGTAGCGGTGAGACTATGAAAAAGAAAGGTAAGAAAGGTAGACCATCGTCTAAAGATTTTCAAGATGCAGCTAAAACTGCAAGAGATCGTGGTTTATTTTAAGATAATTAATCTAGGAGGAGATTATGGATGATGTAGAATTCGGTCAACATGCTAAACTAATTAAAGACAATAAAGTTTTTGATGAAATGTTTAACAGAGTTAGAACTAAGTATCAAAACATGTGGGCAGGTACAGAGCCACAACAAGGAGATCTACGAGAAAGATTATATAATACTATTGTAGCCCTTACTGATGTAAAAAAAGAAATAGAATCTGTTGCCACACTTGGTGACAATGTTGCATATAATAAAGAAATGGAGGATTTCAAATGACAGCAGAACAAGAAATAGAAGACGGCCAACAGGCTGATTATGACACTTATGTATTACAAAAAAAAGCCATGCTAAGAGAAGTTAGAGGTTCTCGTGGGGGAATTATGGTTAGACAGATAGTAGTACAATTAAATGCTTTAGAAATGGTCATGGATCGTTTAGAAGCAAAACTTACAATAGCTAAAAAAGCTAAAAAATAATTAATCGAGGAGGATTAATAAGATGCCAAAAGAAACTACCCAATCGGATGTGAACGAAGGTTTATCTGAAAATGAAATGTTAGACGTACTTGCGGATGACTTCTTTGTAGAAGAAGATCTACCTGAGCAAGAAATGGATGACACAGAGGAGTCTGTAGAGGAAAGCGATGATGCCGAAACAGATGAGTCTGAAGAACTAGAGGGAGAGGAGCAAGAGGAAGATGCAGAAGAATCAAAAGATGATGGTGAAGACCTACCTGAAAATGATTCTGAGGAAGATACTGAATTAGATTTAGATTACTTAGTAGCTGTCAAGGTTGACGGTGAAGAGTCTGAAGTTTCTATGAAAGAATTGATCCGTGGTTATCAGACAGCAGCTCACGCCAATAAAAAATCCATAGATGCAAGTGAACAGTTAAAAGTAGCACAAGCATTAGCACAAGAGTCAACTATACTTAAAGAAGAGAATGCTAAACTCCTCAATACAACAGTAGATGCCGAAGAAAGGCAACTAGCAGCGTATGATAGGAAAATTCAACAGCTAATTGCTGATGATGATATGTACGAATTACCTAAATGGCAAGAAGCACGTAGAGTCAAAGCAAGAGAGATAACAGAAACTAAGACCAAAGCTTCTAAATTAGACCAAGAGTCAAAAGAAGAACAACAAAAGTCTTATAATTCAAATCTACAAGCTTATAAAGAACAAGCAGTGGAACAATTAAACAGCAAGATACCGGGATGGGAAACAACTTACGATGAAGTTGTTAACTGGGCCGTAAGAGACTTAGGTCTTAATGCTTTTGCTGACGTAGTTGATCCTGATGTAATCGCACTAATGTATGATTACAAAAATCTTAAAGATGGTAAAAAATCTGCCGTTAATAAACGGAAGAAGGCTCCTGTTAAAAATGTAAAGGCTAACAAATCTGTTAACAAAAACGCAAAGAATAAAGATAAAGCAGATAGCCTTCGAAAGAAGGTGTTAGAGGGTGGGGCAAGCGAAAATCAACAGGACGAGTTCCTAGGCAATTTAGCAGGCAACATGCTCAACTAAAACTTTTTCTTTTTAATTTAACATTTTAAATGGAGAAATTGTAAATGGCAATTTTTAAAACGGAAGATACGAAGGGTAAAAAGGAAGACCTCGCATCTTTCATCTCGATGATTACAAGGGACGAAACTCCTTTCTTGTCATCAATTGGAACAAAGAAGGCAGCTGGTATATTTCACGAGTGGCAAACCGACTCATTAGCAGCACCTGTAGCAAATGCTAAAGCTGAAGGTCTCGATTACACTGCAGCAGATACACCAACAACTACAACTAGACTTGGAAACTATTCTCAAATTCTTGTTAAAGAGATCAAGGTCTCAAAGACTTTGGATTCAATTTCTAAGGCAGGTCGTAATTCTGAATTTGCTTATCAAATGAAGAAAAAAGGTACTGAGCTTAAACGTGACTTAGAGCACGCATTAATTGGTACTAGGCAAATTACAAACGGATCAGGAGTTGCTGACGCAGTTGGTGATAACACTGGTCGTAAGATGGGTGGATACCAATCATGGGTTCCTAAGGAAAATAACTGGGATGCTTCTGCAAGTACTCCGGCTTTTCAAAGTGCAGCTGGTGGTAATGGAGCAACTGCTCACACAGCACCTACAGCGGGTACTCACGTCTTAGCATTAACAGATATTGATGAAGTAATGCAGAGAGTTTACGAAGAAGGTGGAAAAGCATCAATACTAATGATGTCTCCAAGCAATAAGCGTGCATTCTCAACATTAGCACAAGGT